GGGTTCAATTCCCGCCGGCTCCACCAAAAAATAAACCCCAACAGATTGATTTTGTTGGGGTTTTTTTATGCCTACACATTGAAAGACGTAGTCACTGACTACATTTTGACGACATTAACCCTAACGGTATCTCAGCAATATTGACAGGGACTTAAGAGAAAGGAATACTGCACTGGTTCTTACGCGAGTAGAGCTATTACAGCTTAGTCGGGCGTTTCGCTAGACTTTGTTTGATTGTGCCCACTTAGTTCCGCAGATATGCTTCTGTGGCTCTACGGTGCGGGCACTCCCTCCGATCCACAGAAGCATATCTGCGGCCGGTTCAGGTAAGAACCTTATTAAAATAGAATCATATGGACGATCCGCGACCAACAGTAATTAGCAGTATCGACTGCAAAAGCAGCAATATAATTTACAATACAGAAGACCCAGTCGTTCTTTTATTTGGCGGAAAAGTGGCGCCACCAAAAGAAAAGCCCGATGACCCCGACCCACCATACAAATCAATGCGAGACGCGATTCACCGACGGTGTGACAGTTTCGACGCCTATTATCCCGAAAATATAGGGGACTGGCTGCACGATAGTACTTATAAAAATTTGATTGATTTTGAATCCGATCTCGCCGCCATATGCTCCTTGGTAGTCATCGTGTCAGAAAGCTCAGGGTCAATCGCCGAACTCTCGTTTTTCTCACAGCACGCCATCGCGCATAAGACACTGGTCTTCTCTACAGCTAAGCATAGCTCCGAGAGCTCTTTTATCAACCTTGGTATTTTTAGGTACCTTTCTGACGTTCGGATGAGCAAGAAAAGACTACCTGCGGTGAAAAGTTATCCATGGGAAATCAATTCAGCCAGCTCAATTACGCTAGATATGCTTAACGATATCATCAAAGATATTGAGGAAGAAATTCAGCACCTTCCCAAAAAGCATCAGCTAGATCAATCCGAAACAACACACCTTATTGCAGCTATTTATCAGGTCACTAATATATTCATTGCCCTTAAGATTACTGAGATCCAAACTTACTTAGAAATGCTTGAGTTTAAATTCACGCTAGGTCAGCTCAAAGCAAGACTATTCCTAATGCAAAAATTTCGAATTATCGAAAAACTTCAATATAGCGACGCTGAATATTTTGTAATAGGAAAAAACAGCTATCACCATATGACGCTGTCAACGAAATATTCCGACAACAAAACTTCTAAGCCGTTAGATTACATTCGAATCAAAATGGATTGCATGAAGTACTACAGCGGCAACGACTCGGAACGACACAGAAACGGCTTACTTAAAAAACATCGTCATTTAGTGGGAGGCAAATTTTGAGCCTCAGCAAAAGAATCGCAAACGATCTCGGAATAGATCAAAATTGGGTTACCAGAATTGTCGCACGGGCTCCGTACGCGTATAAAACCTACACCATCAAGAAAAAAACAAAGGGACACAGAGTTATCTCGCAACCCGCGAGAGAAACTAAAGCCATACAATATTGGCTCATCCAGAATGTATTCAGCGCACTTCCCATACACGACGCTGCAACCGCCTACAAAGAAGGCGCGAGCATTATTGACAATGCCAATCGTCACAAGAGCAACGCTTACATTGCAAAATTTGATTTCAAAGACTTCTTCACATCAATTAAAGAAGACAATATTAACCTGTTCTTCAAAAGTAAATCATCCGATTTGAGTGACGAAGATTTACGAGTAATCGTCCGAATTTGCTGCATTCATAACAGGCAGACATCAGGGAAGAACCTCAGCATTGGCGCGCCAAGCTCACCAATACTATCCAACATATTACTATTTGATCTTGACAGTGAAATATCTAGATATTGTAACGACAACGGTATCATCTATACTCGATACGCGGATGACATGACTTTCTCCTCAAGCAACAAGGACAAGCTGCAAAATGTCGAGCAACTATTAATCAAGTCAAAAAGAAAGGTAGCCCACCTAAACTTACGAATAAATCACAAAAAAACCATATTTCTTTCCAAGAAACATTCTCGCAATATAACAGGGATCATAATAACTAATGATCAAAAACTGTCTATTGGTCGAGATAAGAAGCGCACACTTAGCGCCACAATTCATCGCTACACCCAAGGAGCACTTTCCGCCAAAGAGAGATGCAACCTTCAGGGGCACTTAGCTCACGCTAAAAATATAGAGCCTCTGTTCATATCACGCCTAAGAGGAAAATACGGCTCTGAAATTATCGATAAAATCCTAAAAGGGCGGGAGATGTAGCAACCTCTTTTAGCTTAAATTATTTAAAGGGTTCAATTTTATTGCTTCACTTAAATGATCAGGTGACAAATGCGCATAACGCATGGTCATAACGATTGTAGAATGCCCAAGTATTTTCTGAAGTGTTAAAATATTGCCACCATTCATCACGAAATGACTGGCAAAACTATGTCTAAGTACGTGGGCCGCCTGTCCCTTTGGGAGCTGAATTTTCGACGATTTTAGTGCGCGACGAAAAGCGCTATGTGACGCCGAAAAACTTTTATGCTTCTTCAAATGCTCCTGAATTTCATTATGAAGCTTTTCAGAAACTGGAACACTCCTGCTTTTACCACTCTTAGTGCCGATAAAATGAAGCTTGCTGTCCGTAACATTGCGCGCTGTCAGCCCTTCGGCCTCCCCCCACCTCGCACCCGTTGAAAGGCATATTTTCGTAAGCAAAAGAACATGCGGATTACCCGCAAAATTTTCTATCGTGTCCAGTAAGTGAGCAATTTCATCACGGGACAACCACGATAACTCACGTTCATCTATCTTAATCATCTTTACCCGAGCCAGTGGGTTTTCATAGTCGATTACGTCGATACTACGGAGATAGTTGTATACCGCATTCAGATATCCCAGATGATTGTTAATAGTCTTTTCTGAAGCGCCCTCTTCCTTTCGGTATGCCGAATAACGCAGAAAATCGCTAGGGGATAGCTTCGATGCTATGGGATTACCCATCCACTCTGAAACAGCTAAAAGACAGTTTTTCCGCTTCACCGCATCTTTTAGATACATTCCCTTCACTTCGTACCAGCTGGAAACCAAATCATTTAGCCGCCTTTTATCGCTTGGTGAATCATTCCACGGCTTGCCTTCGTGTGCACGATTCAATACCAACTTCTCGAATCTGCTAGCCTCGACTTTTGTGATGAATTTTTTCCTGACTCGTTTACTACCTCGGCCCTCAGGGTAGATATCTACTAGCCATTGCTCTCCGACCTTCTTGATGGTCATGATTGAAAAGATTTACACCATAAATTAAATGACTCTCTCACATCTTCAGGTGGAGACTGGAGTTCACTTAATTTAATTTCCCCCATACCAGCCACTACTGCCTTTATTGTTTTCTCGCTGATACCCACGACTTCAAATTTTCGTATCCCATTTGTATCGAGCCAGTTTTTTAATTCAAGAAGTGATCCAAAGACACCACCTTTTTGCTCAATTTCTCTCAGATCAAAGGCTTCATTTGGAAGCAGTACGGCACGTTTGACGCCTGAACCAACATCACCAGCTACCGTTAGCAATATCGCTGTTCCCTCGCTGTTGTAATCACGAGGAAAAGGTACGTTAACTGTCCCCCACCCCATCTGATCAATAATCCGCTGCGCCCTCTTAGATACCGGCACCTCAGTCGTTGTGTGTAAAAATATAGCCGAATCAATCACAGAAGGCCTGATGACTGAGGCGTCTAAGTTACGATCAAGTATGTCAACGATTTGATAACACCAAGGTGCCCCTCTACTAGCTCTGATGTTGGCGCCAGGTATATGCTGCCCAGCCAATGGCGCATCTTCTTCGATGAGTAACCACAGTGCGTAATCAGGCCAACGTTTCGCAACTTTTTCCACAACATCAAACCTAGGCGAGCTTCCTCTCTTCAGAATCGCCCTATAAGTATTAACAGATACTTCTATCTCATCCGCAAAAACCGGCTGCGTAAGACCCTTTTCAATACGTATTTTTTCAATTTTTTCAGCAATAGATATTGACATGTCGAAAACCTTAAAGGTACTCTTGCACCATATTTGTAGTGCTTTTGCACCATATAAATAGCGCACTTGCACCATGTAAATAATACTTATGCACTAATAGTGAAGCTTTGTCTGAAAAAGTGCAATAACGAGGTTCAAAACGTGTCCGACGAGTCCACTTACAAGCCTTTTCCTTTGATCCCCAGCCCTCTCGTTACAAAACGGCTGTTTTCGCAAATGAGCGGATTGAGCGAGGAAACGATTCGCGGACAGGTCGAGCGTGGGTATCTTCCAACCGTGAAAATTGGGAAACACCGACTCGTCAACTTGGCAATTATAACAAGGGACGCATTGGAAGCCGATTTCGATCGGTAGTGGGGGTTATATGTACTTACAGAAAACAAACAGTGCCAATTTCGCTAGCGAAATTTCTGTACCTTTGGATTCACCCGAGGATCGACACAGCTTCAATTTCGCGCGCGAAACTGGACACTCTCCTAACTTTAAGCAGCACGAACCAAAATATTCAGCGCGCCCTAAGCATCAAGTCCGTTCAGGCTCTATGGTTCCGCCACCGGCGTATGAAAGCCTCACAAACAAGCTTTCCATTGAGAAGATTTCATACGTCGCTCGCAAAGTGCTCCCCGTAATTGAAATTCGACCCAGTGTGATATCTGCCCTTAACGCACATTCATTTAAATCATACTCAACATATGAAATAGACGCCGTCCTCGAACCTCTCATAAACTCAGTTCGCATTGGCGAGTCAGACCTCTTCGCATTCGCGACAGAAGATCAAATACTAGAACATGCGAAAGACTATGTGCGCATGGTTGAATCTTTTAAATCATCATATGGGTCATCAAGGCTGCCCCTTAAGGGCGTAATAGACTTCGCTGAATCCCTTTCCGAACATACAAGTTTCACTGGTATTCCTGTTCCACTTCGTCCACGTACCATCCATGATCGTGAGACAGAACAGCATTTTAGGGCTCGAGTCCGAGGTGCAGCTGCTCGCATGTGTAAAGAACGCTGGTGGAGAAAAAAACTACGAGACCTCTGCCACCGGACAGCGGAAAACTATATGCGTTCATCTGGCCGAGTCGGCAAGGGAATTAGCCCCTACATTTCATCATATACAAACTCTCGTCTTCGTAGCCGTGAGCGTGCATCAAGGGAATTTATGGATGCGTGTGAAGTTGAGTCCGATCAGGGGGATGTCCTTTCTCTTGCTGACGTGTACGCAAGCTCATTGGCTAATCCTCGAAATCGTATCTCAGAAACTTACGCTCGCGCGGTTGGTTGTGACAGGATTCGAGAGGAATTTAGTTTATCAGCAGTATTTTTGACCATGACTGCACCTTCGAGATTTCATGCACGCACTGTTAGCGGAGACTTTTCATACCCGAATTCACATTTTGATGGTTCAACTCCTGATGAGAGCCAAGTTTACCTTCGTCGTGTGTGGGCACGAATAAGAGCCGCGTTAGCTCGCGCTGATATCCACGCTTTCGGAATGAGAGTAAGCGAGCCCCACCAAGATGGCACGTTTCATTGGCATCTTCTCGGTTACGTCGAGCCAAATCAATTGGCACAATTTATTGAGATTTGCCGTCATTACTCCTGTCAAGAAGATGCACACGAATTAACAACCGAGCGAAGACGAAAAGCACGATTCCATGCCGAAGTAATTGACTGTACACGCGCTGCTCCGCGTACTTATTTATTTAAATATTTAACTAAGAACGTCGTCGGCTCAAGCGACATATCTGATGAAACCGGACAACCAATTCATGAGGGCGTTGACTCCGCGAGGCGATTGGCATCGACATACTCAGTTCGGCAATTTCAGTTTTTTGGCCAACCCTCTGTGACCGTCTGGCGTGAGCTCCGTCGCTTACGCGAAAAGAACTTAGGTGAAGTGTCCGCCGAAGATTTTTCAGATATTCGTGACGCCGCTTGCTCTGGCAATTGGGGGAAATTCGTCGAACTGATGGGCGGCGTTTGTGTCCGGCGCGAAGACCAACCGATTAAGCCACTACGCAAAGAGCGTGGGGAAAATGATTACGGCGAGATCATTTACGAAATCCGTGGACTAGTAATGCGCCGCTGTTTACACGAAATGGATTCAGGTCAGTTTTCTGTTTCAACCGTTATGACTCGGGAAAAGTCTTGGCGAATACTCTCACCAAACGAAGTTAAGCATAAACATAAGAGCTCTGATTTTGAGGTCGCACGAAGTGCGGCCCTTGGATAATTATCAATAACTGTACGGAGAATGTAATGATTATTGCGATAACAGGAAAACCCAGAACATTTAAAACGCATCTTGCTAGGGCGCTCTCCAAAATCCCTGGTTCGAAATATCTAGACCTATCTCGAGATCCTGTTTCCGTTGAAGATTTCACAGCGGACAACCAAATTCTCATATTAGACGAAGTTCAGCGGTTGAATGAGATCCCAGAGGACTGCATCAGCATCTACAGGAATCTTGGTCGTGATTTATTTCTGATTAGCCAAGACAGTTCGTATCTTGCTCGCGACCTGCGAAGTTCCATTCAGATAGAAATCAACATGACAAACCATAATTTGGAAAATCTCCACTAGCTGCAACTTAAAAGATTTATTCACGGCACTCACCTCGAAGAGTCCACAAACTGAAAGAAGGAAATATCCATGCTCAAAATCAGCATTATCGAAGGTCATCACCAACCTATATCACGTACCACGAAAAATGGTGTCATGTGGAATCAGGACGGATACGTTCACCTCGGCGGCGCATACCCCAGCAAGATGAAAATCACCCTTGAGTCACCTGCTGCTGCCTATGGACCCGGTGAATATGAACTAAGTCCAGAAAGCTTCCGCGTCGGTCAGTACGGCGATCTAGAAGTAAACCGCTTCGGTATGAAGATGGTTCCGATTTCGCTAGCGAAATCCGCCACAAGTGCAACTGGGAAGTAATTAGTTCATGGCCACTATGCCCATATGTGACGGAAACATCACCAATAGCATACTCGGCTATGCGCAGTGTTCAACCGGTTGGTATCAGCAACCTGCTGTTGCCCCGTTTGAACTTAGCCAGATCGACCCACAAGTCGCTACGGCTATGTTCGCAGCAGGATTCGTCTTGCTAATCACACCTTGGGCAGCAGCTTGGGGATTTTCACAACTCATTAAACTTTTGAGGTAATAACTATGGATGCAACAGCAGTAACTTCAATCACGTCAGCGGTCGATTTTTCAACCATTGTAACCGGTATTGGCACCATTGCCGCAGCGGTCGCATTGGTTCTCATCTCCGTCAAGGGTGCAAAAATGCTCTTGGGAATGATTCGCGGCGGTTAAACAAAAGGGGCGAAAGCCCCTTTTTAGAGGTCGTTCTAATGCTTGATCTTTATTACTGGACATTCTTTATATGCGGATTCACAACCTCTGCAATTTGCCTGCGTCTATTCTGAAATGAAAAATCTGAAGATATTATTCCTATTTCTAACGCTAGCTATATCGCAATATGCCAACTCGGCTTGCGAGGAGTTCACAGCCACTAACGAGAATCCGCAACAGGAGATAACCAGCACATTAAACAGTTCGTACGCGCCGGGGACATACAACTTCTACGGTCAAACCACAAACGCATATGTGAAGGTAAGAAAAGAGCGCTTTGATGGCGAGTCGCCACCGAATCAAATAGAATCGGGCATGCCACTCAACACATGCGTATACAACCCTTTTCCAATACGAGACTGTGAGTACATTTCTGGACAGCTCACAATGACTTGTCCCGCTGGATACGCTTTAGTGAACGGACAGTGCCAGCTTACTGATATCGAAACCTGCGAAGCCTCACAGCCACCAGTAGTCTGTGATGATGGCTTTCCTGAAAATCTTAACGGATACCCCGGCTGTGATCGTCCCCGTCTCGTTTCCTGCGATGACGGAACTTATGTTAACGAAAGCAACGGGATCTGCCGAGTTAACAACCAGTTCGAATGTTGGGATCACGACAGTTGCTTCTCTCTAGCGTATTCTGAATCTGGATGCTCCACTGGTAGCGTTTTTGAATTTAACTATATCAATCCTCAGCAGTGGGAAACCGTCTGCACAGAGCCACCAATTGATTCACCTGACAGCACTGCACAAGGGGGCAACGCTGACGGCAACCCTTACAATGATCCAAACACGCCGGTCTCCGGTGAGGGATCAAGTCCAACCGTCGCAGACGCAGATCCCCAATCTTTAGCGACAGCGATAGATAACCAGCTAAAAAACGATTTCGGTAATGTCGAGCGAGCAATACGAGACGGTATCGCTAGCGAAGTTGATAACACTACTCGTATCACAGACGAAGTGGGATCATTGCAGTCAGCAAACTCACAAGGTTTCTCCGCTCTCGGCGATAAACTCGATGGCATTACAGACCTATTATCACAATCTGGGCCTTGCGATCCAGAACAGCCCGATTACTTAGATTGCCTAACTCCACAAGGCTCACCGCTTCCCCAGCAACCTCAGCCCATCGCTGCTGATACAGGAGAGGCATTATTTAACTACAAATCTCGAATAGACAACGCCCCGATAACACTGGCATTTTCAAATATGAGCGAATTAGTAAGTGCGGACGCTGGCGACTGTCCCTCATTCTCTATCGACTTACCTTCCCCCATCAATGAGACGATAACAACCACTTTGCACTGTGATCTCATGGATATTATTTCACCAACAATCAGCGCCGTTATGTTGGTCATATATACATTCATTGGCTTTCGTATCTTTGCGAGCTCTTAAATTATGGAATCATGTTCTTTTTACGATGTTGGATGCTGGCTTTTATGGCTCTTGGAAGCAATGGGAAATGGGGCTCTTTACCTATTAGAGGCGCTTCTTAATGGTTTAGCGTTCGTCTACGAATCAATTCCGGTACCCAGCTTTCTGGAGAGTTTGCCCTCCCTCAGTTTGCCACCCAGCGTTCTATGGACCGCTGAACCTTTTCAAATTCCATCCGGTGTGGGAATCATCGTGACAGCCTACACAGCGCGATTTATCCTCCGTAGAATTCCTTTCATAGGCTGATGAGTATCACCGCATACACGGGCCTACCCGGCCACGGAAAAAGCTATGGCGTAGTAGATAACGTCATATGCAAAGCACTCAAAGAAAAACGCAGGATTTATACAAACATCCCTATTAACATTGACGTTTGTCTGGAAAGATTCGCTTTCACCGCCGACCAGTTCCACATACAGGAAATCATCGATAATCCTCATTGGTGGACTGAGGTGTTTGAGGCTGGCTCTATTATTGTTATAGATGAGGTTTGGCGACTGTGGCCAAACGGTTTAAAAGCCGCGTCAATTCGTAATGAAGACAAGTCCTTTTTGGCTGAGCACAGGCATATGGTAGGTGAAAACGGCCATAGCACCGAGATAATTTTGGTTACTCAGGATTTGGCACAAATCGCCAATTTTGCTCGAAATCTTGTTGAGACTACTTTTCGGGTAGTAAAGCTATCAAAAGTTGGTTTAAACAAAAAATTCCGCGTAGATGTATACTCAGGGCCAGTCACCGGCCCCAGCCCTCCAATATCTAGGCGCGAAAGCGAGATTCACGGCACTTTTAAATCGAAAGTCTACGCACTATACCAAAGCCATACGAAGTCTAAAACCGGTCATGCAGGGGATGAATCAAGAACAGACAAGCGGTTCTCAGTTTTTCGGAGTGCATCATTCAAGATTGCTCTTGTAGCCTTTGTTGTCGCGGCCACAGGTGTTTACTTCGGTGCAAAATCTATGTTGTCCAGTCAAATGTTCGCCGGGATGACCAATAGCCAAGATATCGAACAATCCACTCAACTTAGCACAGTCCCAGCAAAAGAAACTTTACAAGTGCGCCCCGCAACACCTCCAGCTTTTAAATTCCTATCGCTGGCAGATAAATTCCACATCACGTACAACAATGGCCGTTATCCCAATATCGAATATCGCTTTATGGTAGAGATCGACGACACACAAACCCGGCTGTCGATCAACGACCTAAAAAAGATGCAATACGCTATCGTTCCTATCAATCAGTGCATGGTGAAAGTAAACGGCCCTGATTTTTCAGGTTTTGCTCTCTGTAAGAGCCCAGAAGAAAAGAAGGGGTGGGTTGAAAATCTTGTCGCTCAAACACCCACCAATTGATAAATTACAGCGCTTCAAGCGTAGCGTAAAGCGCTGTAACTTATCAATTTATAAGCATTTTTCACGCACTGGCTAAACTTTTACTCCCCCCACCCAGCTTTTAGAATTTACTTACTACGCTGTATTTACGGCACATACACATTCCAGAAAAACTCATTCGAGGCTACAATAAATTATTGCATGGCGCTTCTCATAATATGCTGATGCAATGGACTACGTCATACAATGGAGTGTACCAAAATGATTTTCATCACCAAACCAGTGTTATTTCTTTCTTTTCTAAATCGTCTAATATTAATCACAGCTTTATTTATAGCAGCAAGTTTCCCCCAGAGCTTACTAGCGCAAGGACGCTTAGCCTTCTTTTACCTAGATTACAGCGATTCAGTTGAGGGTTGTGAATTTTTTGAAATAGGCAAGGCATCAAAAGATAATTATTTTGAATTTCCAGCGGCTAAGAGCAAATTTGGTAAAAGCTGCGTCGCCAGTATTGATTCCGCAATATTCAACCAGCATTTTTCCTTTTGCGCTCTTTCAAGTATCAGCACTAACCCCGTTGGAACTTCTAAGTGCGTATTTGAAGGCTCTTCTTCTACCTTCAATTTTGTCGCTGGCGTCACGACTGGCCAGGGCAGAACTCACTGCGAATTTGTTTGCACGACTAAAACTGACGGCAACAAAACATGGTGAATTTTAATCTACAGATAAACCTTCTTGCTAATAGTCTGAGATAGCATCAGAACCTTGATCAATTTTTTATTTAAAGACTAACTTTCTTTCGCCGATTTACGCGATTTCGCTAGCGAAACTCGCTTTCGTAATTTTACCAGTGTATGTATTGTATGTACCGTACATACATACAATACATACACTTCACTGTAATTTTGCACGTTGAAATATATCCGCTTAATCTATTCCTTTGTGAATTTACTTTGCAGGATTTATCTCATGACAAAAACTCGCCCAGATAGCCGTGAGCCTTTATATAGATCAGTAGTTACTTGCGATTCCTGCGGCAGGAGTTTTAACGACCCAATTGAGCTTCAGGAATTTTTGTTTATAAACCGTACCGCCGGTTACGGCTCAATTTTCGGTGACGGCACGTTGATCCAATGCGATCTTTGTCAGAACTGCCTAAAATCAAAACTTGGGAAATTTCTGAGAACAACTTCCGCGCCTCATTATTAACCCAGCACACCTGCTTAAAGACACTTTAACGTGCAGCCCTTTTTGCAGAGTTCTGAGTTCGCCGGTTTTACGCCGAATACGTCAGCTATGCTGACCTGCGGCCTATGGATTGGCAGTGACTACCTTGTGACTACACAACAGTGGTTCTACAGGTACTCAATGTGGCACTAAATATTGTATGTCTCTGATTTGTGGCACATTGGCACACGTTACCCCACATTGGAAGGGGTTCAATTCCCGCCGGCTCCACCAAA